GCACCAGCAAAGCCGCCGCTCGAAAGAGGGATGCGATCATTGCGCCTTCCCCCATTTCGAGGCGGAGAACACTTCCTTCGCCGTATGCCCGCCATGGAACACGGCCATCCAGAGCAACGAAACAGAGCCCCAGGCCGTCACCACTTCCGCGATGGGCATGTTGCCCTTGATGCCGAGATTGCCGCCGAAAATCGCGGCGATGAGCAGGATCAACCACCCGCCCCACACCACGGCCTGAATGAAATTCCGCCAGAACTGCCAAGCGGTGAAGCCTTGCGCGATTTCAGCCGCCTGCGCATCGCTTGCGCGTTGTGCCTCCATTTCCCAAAGCCGGATCATTTCACCGGTTTGCGCCTCCACGCGCGCCACTGCCACCGTCGCGCCCGGCTTCGTCAGCGCCTCCGCCACGGCTGCGGGATCGGTCGAAGTGCCCAGCGCATCGGCGACGGCCTCGATGGCCTTGCCCGCAAGCCCGCCCACTGTAGCACCAATTGGCCCGCCGATGGCGGTTCCGATCAGCCCGCCAAGGACGGGCGCGCCCTGCTTTGCCAGCGTTCTGGCGATCTGCGAAAAAATATCAGCCATCAGAGGCCTCCTTCATAGCCTTTGCGCGGTCGGCCTGCATCACGGCCCGATAGATCAGGAAGCCGAGCAGGATCGCGATGGTAATTCCCACGGCGGCAATCGCGAGCCAGTTGGCGCTTGCCACCGCATCGGCCTGCTGAGCCGCCACAACACCGCCGCCCGTGGCCACAGCGCCGCCGCCAGCCGCGTTCGATTGCCTCTTGGCCTTTGATGCCTCTTGCTCAAGAACGGGCTTCACGGCCCCGCCCTGCCAGCGCACGGCCCATGCGAGTGACCATGCCTCGACTGCATTGACCCGGCGCATCCATCCTTTGCCGAACACATCGAAAGTGGAGAGCGACCGGAAGAAGGAGCGGCGGCGGGCACATACCGCCTTCACGCCATCGACCGCGTTCTTCCCCGCCAGCAGCGATTTCCATTGGCGCGCGCGCCCGACACCGGAATTGACCGCCACATCGAACAGGGCCGCATCCGGCCCGGCAAGAAGGCTGTCCCCATCGATACGGTTCCAGTAATTCGCATGGTAGATCGCATCGGCCTCGCTGCGCTGCATGGTGCGCACATCGTCTTTTGTCACAGGACGCCCGCGCCATTCGCGCAACGTGGCCAGCGTGATGCCCCAGTTGGTCGCGCCACCCGGATCGCGGGGGTGGTCAACGTAGCCGCCCTCGTGCTTGTAAAGCGTGGGCATGAAGGCTTCGAGGGTTGCACGCATCGCCTTACCTCCCTTAAATCGGATAGTCTGGTTCGACGGGGCGGGTTACGGAGAGAGCGGCGGCAATGCTGGCTCCCATCAGCCCGGAAGCATTGGAGCCGAGGAAATAGATGCGCCCGCCTTGAGTGGTGATGGCGATCGCGCTTTCGCCGCTTGTCGCGCCGCTCTGCCCCCCGGTCAGCACGCCCGTGGCAACCTCTCCGGCCGGCAGCGCCACGCGCTGGAACAGCGAGCGGTTGACGATCGAACCATCGCCGAGCTGGCCATGGCCGTTGCGGCCGCAGGCCCACACCTGGCCTGTGCTGGTCAGGAGGAAGAAGGAGGCGAACCCGGCCTGGCCGACCCCATAAACCGCGCTCACGAAGGTCTGGAACGCACCGGCCGGCGTGATGATCGCCGTCTGCGGCGTGGTATTGTTGCCGTTGCCGGTCTGGCCATACAGGTTGTAACCCACTGAGCGGATGGTGCCATCCGTCATGCGGAACAAAGTCGCGGCCGCATGGCCGCCCGCCGACACAACATCGGCCACGCCCGAAAGGCCGATGTTGAGCCAGGCCGTGCGGGATGTCGTCGAACCGTCGCCGAGCTGGCCATGAGCATTGGAGCCGATGACCCGCACCGTGCCGTCATTCATGACCGCCCAGGCCGAGGCAACCCAAACCGAACCGTTATTGTCGAGCGTGGACGTTACGCGGGCGACACCGCTCAGCGAAAGAAATGGCGTGGAGACAGCCGTTGCCGCACCATTGCCGAGCACCGAAGAAGATCCATCGCCCCAGGCAAACAGGTTTCCGCCGGCAATCGCGAACACATGGGCTAGGTTTGCCGCATTGCCCGCCGCTGCCCACACGGTGGTGACATTTGTCAGGGTTCCGCAGCGCACCGGCGTGTTGCGCTGCGTGGTCGTTCCATCGCCCAGCTGGCCCGCGCCGTTCGGTCCGCAGGCCCAAAGCGTCCCGTCGAGCCGCAGGAAATAGGTGGAAACGCCGGTTGTATCTGCCGAGCGCACAATGCGCGGCATGATCACATCGGAGCACTTGCCCGCGCCGGCAATGTAAGTCAGGGCGGTTCGGGCGTTCGTATCGCCAAGGCCCAGCTGGCCCTGGGTGTTGGGGCCGATGCCCCAAACGTCATCGTCGTTATCGATCGCGAACAGGTGCGCTGCCGCGACAATCAGGCGCTTCCATGGCAAAGCCGGCGCGGCCTTGGAGCCGCCAGTGTCTGCCGCAAGCTGGACGAAGCGCAGCAGCGGCGAGCCGGTATGGTTTCCGACGATGGTCGGACCGCCCGAGGCGAAAACCGAGCGGCGATCGGTCGAAAGGAAGGCCGATGCACCAAGCGCTGCCGGGTCAAAACCGGCCGAAAGACCGGGCTGCGCGACGCCGAAACTGCGCGCCAGTGATATGCTGGTCCGCCCTTCAGTTCCCACGCCAAACACAATGCCGGCTCCGGCCTCGATCAGGTCGGCGGCCAGCGGCCCGAACAGCGTCAGCGTATCGTCAACCAGCGTTGCCGATATGCGCTGGCCGATATCGGCCGCCGCTTCGATGATGGCCCGCACATCGGCCGGAGTGGCGCGCGCGTTGATCGCAGCGGCCTGCGCGGTCGAAACCGGCTTATTGCCATCGGACGTGTTGTCCACATTGCCGAGGCCAACATCGGTCTTGACCAAGGAGACCAGTCCGGCGCGACCGTTGACGGACTGCACGGGGCCGGACGACGCCAGCTCAATGATTTGCCCCAACAGCGCCTCTACCAGCGCCGCCCGGTCCGCATCTCGCCGCAGCTCTTGCAGGATGATCGAAATCTGGTCGAACTGTTGTTCAGTGGCCTGCGAAGATAACAAGCCGGCGCGAATGATGTCCGTAACCCGTTCGTGCAGACGCTGGCCACGCACTGCCAGCTGCAAGCCAGTAGCAAGACCGGACTTTGTAACGTGAAACGGGCTTGGAGCCGGCCCGGTCAGCGTCACAGTCAAATCCGCGACCGCCACCCATGGCGCATTTCCATTCGCACGCGAGAACACGCGCACATCTTCTTCATCGTAAATGTTGAAATCGAACGGCCCAAAAACCGATTGCCCGGGCGCCACCGTCACAAATCGCTCGCGCGTATCGCGCTGAATGGGATTGGATAAACTCATGCCGGCCTCCGGTTGGCCGGCATGATGGCGGATGGATGCAGGTGTTAAGTGGGCCGGATCAATTCAGGAAAGGCCATTCCGCCAAGCCCTTGGGATCGGGCGCGCGGCTTGGCAATATCGAGCCGGGTTGCCAGTAAAATCCTTGATCGAAATCCCGCCGCAGCCGCCTTTCCTGGTCGCGGAATTTCCGGTGCGCATCGGGATTGGCGAGGTATTCCAGCTGATCCATCACGACACGGTTCCAGGCCGCGCGCGTATACCAGAGCGACGAGACGGGCGGCGCATACCGGCGGCCCATCTTGATGATATCGCCGGTCAGGTCGCTTTCGCCTTGCGCGGCTTTTGCGACATTCCCGAGCGTCGTTTTTGCCACGTCTTCGACCAGCCCGGCCGTTGGCCCCATCAGATCGGCCACGAAGGAATGGCCAAACCGGCCATGCTCGGCAAAGAGAAAATCGCCAAACAGGCCGAAGCCGCCGCCGCTCTTGGCGGCCGCAATCCAGAACCGTTCGTCATCCATCGGTTGCGGGTCCTTGCCCATGGCCAGCGCGCGCAGCTGGATGGCGGCCGCGCCGCCCAGCGTCATGGTCAGCAGGAGCGCGCCAGCATAACGCGCGCCGCCCAGCTTGCCGCCCATAGCGGTTTCATGCGCGATCGCTTCCGCCTGGAGCAACAGCACCGAAAGGCCGAAACCCTTGTATTGCAGAAAGGAACGCGCCAGCTCGCCCGTGACGGTTCCGGCTTCCGTGCCACCGGAGAAAATCGCGCGGCCGAGCTTGGTTCCCGAAGGCAAGGCCCGCTCGGTTTGCTGCACGATCATTTCCAGATAGCGCTCGGCCACGCCACGATCGAGCGCGGCAATTTCGTTCGGCCGCAAGATGCCGGCACCGTTGCCGAGCTGGTGACGCTCGGCCTGGTTCATCACCGCCCAATCCGTGGCAGAGAGGCCATAACCTTCCATGGTGCGCCGCAACCGCGCATCCAGCCGGTCCCAGGCCGTGCCTAGCGCATCGTGGATCGTCGCCTGCATTTCCAGCCCGAACAGATGCCGGCGCGCCTGCGTCCATGGCGAAAGGCCGCTCCAGGTCAAGGTGCGATCCGCGAGCCAGTTGGCCCAGGTGCGCCCCGAAAGCGAGCCGGCATAGCGCGCTTCCTCATGCATCACATGCATGGCGCTATCGAGAATGAGCCCGGCGCGGATGCTTTCGCCCCGCGTTGCCCCCGTGAAGGTATCCAGCCAGTCTTTCAGGATGAATTTCGTGGGCAGGCCGGTCAGCCGGCGCGCCATGCTGGCCATCATCGGATCGGTCGGGATAGCCGTGAGGATTGCGGTTCCCAGCTGCGAAGCCGTCAGCAGCGAACGCACCGTGGCCATCGCCCCGGCAAAGCCAGGACTGCCAACGCCCGTGCCACGGATTTCCTTCCAGAGATTGTCAATGAGGTAATCGCCCGCGATCGATTTGCGCGTGCCTTCCACCACGAATTCGGCCTGTGCGCCGCGCACCGATTGCTTGAGATATTCGATCATCGCGCCGGGATTTGGCCCAAGCGTTTCCAGCGCCGCCACGTCCTTGGCCATGCCTCGGATATGGCTCATCATCGCCGCGAACGGATCGGGATTGCCGAAATTTTCGGCATAGCGCATCCATTCATCCGGCCCCTTGAAATGCAGCACGCGATGTTCGGCACGCTGACCGGCCAGCGCACCGCGCCCTTGCGTCATCATGGCCGGGTCGCGATCAATCCACCCATCGGTGACAATCCGTTTCCAGCTTACATCAAGAAGATGGTCCACCTGTTGCGGCGTCAGCGGCTTCCCCGTGAGAGGATCGCGCATGCGCTCCAGATCGAGCAGCGGCGTGATTTCTGCTTTCCACTTCTGCACACCGGCCGCCAGCAGCGCAGCCGGATCATGGATTTGCGGCAAGTAATTCTCGAGCTTCCCGATCTGCCCACCGGCCGCATTGAAGCGCTGACGCAAGGCTTCGAACACTTCGGAAATCTGGCGCGCGAATTCCTTGGCCTTGGCATTGCCCGAGCCGCGCCCATGCATCTCCGCTACCACATCGCGCAGAAGCGGCTTGTTCATGCGCGCGCCGGCAATGGCCGTGCGATCGAAGGCCGCAAGGGCCTCTTCCATTTGCGCATGCGCCATGCCGATGATGGCCTTGGTCTTGCCTTCCACCGAGGAAAACCCGGAGAACCCGAAATTCTCCAGAAGGCGCAAGGCCGCGCCCAGCTCATTCCGATCACCGCCCGCCGTGCGATAGCTGGAAAGCGCGGCATCCACCCGATCCTTGGCCGCGCGCATCAGGCCGGCCCGCCGCTGCGCCTCAATGCCCTCGGCTTTCAGCTCGGCCGCCAGCGCATCGCGCGCCGCCGAATTGGCCGCGCCACCATCCAGATCGAGCCCGAACTGCCCGCGCAATTCCTCGAACCGGCGAAGCAGGTCTTCGCCTTCTTTTTGGCTGATCGCGTTCTGGTCAATTGCGGAGCGGATGCATTGCGCAAAGTTCATGGGAAGCCCTCAGATTTTGCACGATGCCGTCAGATCGCCCGCGAAATCAAGCCGCGCCCCGCGTTCCTCGGTGGATCGCAGCATATCCATGAGATCGGTTTGCGCCGTCGCCAGGTCATCGAACAGGCCACCGGCAGGCGGCGGCGCATTCCCGCCCTGGAGCGGCTTGCTGGCCGCCAGGTCCACACGCTGGCGATCGGTCACAGGCGCAACCCCCGGCATGAGCGTTTGCTGGCCGGCCGGCGTGGCCTCCATGTCGAACATATTGCCTTGTCCCATCGCCTCCAGTTCGGCCGCGCTTGGTGCAAGCGCTTCCGCCTGGTCGGCGGCCGCCTTGCTGCCTGGCTCCACTTCCGCGCGCGGCTTCAGTTCCGGGGCTTTGGAGAGCCCGCCCAGACCTTCGCGCTTCACGATATCCATCACATCAGCCGCGAATTCCGTGGCCACGCGCGACAGGCTTTGCCCTTCCGCCACAGCTTGCGCGCGCATGTTGAGAAGATCGGAGATTGGCCCCGGCCGCGTGGCCAGCACCTGGAGCTTGTCCGCCAGCAGCGCAGAGACTTCAGCCGCTTGGGCATTCGCATCGGCATCCAGCCGGTTTTCGCCGGTCGCCTCGATCCGGCCGCGCTGTTCGTTCAACAAGGCAAACAGACCCTTGTCCTTGCGCAACTTCTTGAGCGCCGCCGCGAACACCTCGCGCCGCTCTTTCAGCAGCGAGCGCGTTTGCTCCAGCTGGCCAAGCATCGTCATTTGCACTTCCGTATGGAAGCCGGCCGCCAAGGCGTCACGGATCGCGAATTGCGCTTGCGTGACGGTCGGATCATCCATGCGCGAGAGTTCGGCCATCAGCGCAGGATGCAGCTCCGGCCGATCGGGCGCGATGCGACCAACCCAGGCGGCAATATTGGGCGGCACAAGCCCGTTCGTCACCATGCCCCAGGCATCGGGCGCAAGAGCCGCCAGGCCGCGCGCCGATTGCATATGCTCGCCCTTCATGGGCAGCGTGCCATTATCCAGGGCCGGATAATCGCGCAGGATGCGCGCGGTATCGAGCAAGGTTCCCGAACCTTCCTGGATATTCTTCAGCGCGGCGGCCGCGCGAACCTCGGCCGGCGTCCATCCATCGGCCTCGCGCAAGATATAGGCCGTCACTTCCACGCGGCCGCGCTCCACCGTGCCGATATCGGTCGCGATCGGCACAAGCCCCTCGCTGTCAGCCAGGCGACGAAACAGGCCCGTGCGCTGGTGGCCATCCGCAACAAACCGCGTGCCATCGGCCGCCTCGAACACCACGAGCTTGCCCGTGGCCAGCGGCGAAATGGCATCGACCCCGCGCAACCGTTCCGTGACGCCCGAACCGTCACCATCTCCCTTGTATTGGAAGGTCACGGCATCGGTTTTCAGCTGGAGCGGGTCCACACTGGTTTCGCGCACCGGCTTGCCCAGCAGCTGGAATTCACCCCGGAACGGCGCATCATCCGTCAGGCGCGGCAAAGCTTCCGGCCGCCGCTCGTTGGCAGCAGCCAGAGGCGCAGGCGCAGGCGGCATTGTCGGATCATCCGCAGACCGCACGGCCTGTTCGATGGCATCTCCATGGGCTTCCGCATCGACGCGACTAGGCGCGGGCGGGATTGTCTCGGCATTGGCGCGCTCGGCCGCCTGCGCCAATTCGATGATTTCCCGAACCTCGGGCGGCAGCTCCACGCCCATGGCCTTGGCCGCGCGCAAGGCATCATCCGCCGTGGCGGTTCCGTCGCCCATCAGCACCCGCGCAATGGCTTGCTGGTCCTCGATCGCCAGACGGCGCAACGGGGAAATCAGCTCGCGCACGGTTGCAGCGCCGCCGCCGATCACGCCACCGATCAGCGCGGCCATGCCGATGTTTTCCAGCGCCGGTTCAAGGCCGGATTGCAGGCCGATTTCCGCGCGCCATTGCTGCACGGCTGGCTCTTCCAGCGCCTGAAGGCCGGCATTGATGAGGGCTTCGCGCAACGTGGTTTGCAGCATACGAATAGCCATGCTGGAGCCCGTGGCAGGCCCCGCACCAGCCGCGAGGCCGACCACCTGGATCGGATCATGCACCATGGCCCCAACGCCGCCGAAGAGCTGGCCGCCGAACCGCGCGACTGGATCATTCACGCGCGCGGCCGCTTGGTCCGCCGCCGCCTCGGCATTGCCAGCGATGGCCTTGGCCTGGTCCTCCAGCGGCTGATAGAAGTTCAGCGCGGCCGCCTTGTCGGGAAACCGCTCGGCCGCAAGGTTCACGTTTTCGTTGAAGATATTGCGCTGTTCGGCCAGCACTTCCGGCAAGCCGAATGCCTGGATTTCCCCGCGTTCGCGCCGCTCCTGCAAGCGCCGCCGCGCCTCCATGTGGTAGCCCTGGAGGAACGGATTTTCGAGCTGGATGCCCGTGGCCTCGCGCACGATATCAATCCGCCGCGACGCTGCATCGGCCAGCGATTGCACGCGCCCCGTATGCGAGTTGATGAGCCGCGCCTGGTCATAAGCCGCGCGGATATTGGCCAGCTTGCGCTCATCAAAGGCAAACGGCCGCACCGGCTCATCGCCTTCCTTCAGCATGTCGATCGAAGGCAGCGCCTCCAATCCAGCCTTTCCCAGATCATAAAGCCGATTGGCGAAGGTCTTGTGGGCATCGGCCGGCGCAAAGGTCACATCGCGCTCGAAGGGATCACCCTGAAAGATGCTGGCCATGGATCACCGGAACGCTTGCGGCACGCGCGGGCGGGCGCGCTGGGAATACCAGTTCCAATCCAGCACGAAGGGCCGACCATTGTCGCCGCGCACGAATATGGGGTTTTCGGAACCGGGGGGGTTCATCTGGAACGCATAACCACCGGGCACCTGGACGGGATAGGCGCGGCGAAATACGGATGCATCATAAGGCTGGCCATTCGCCGCCTTGGGTGCGCCACCGGGATGTTCTTTCAGATCCATTTCCGTGATGGCCCCGAAAACATCGGGCAGATACCGCCCGATGACGCGATCCGGCACGGCCACCTTGGCCGAACCAAACCAGTCGCCAGCCGGCTTGTAATCGGCAATGCCGCCTGTGGCAGTCGCGCTTTCCTTGCCGTTGCGCCCCATGGCGATCTGGAGGCTTTCCCGGTAGAGGCTTTCGGCCTGCGCGCTATCCGGGTCATAACCGAAACGCGCCATCTTGCCGCGATAGACAAGCCGAGCCGCGTCGATCGCTTTTTGCTTGTCGGCAATGGCTGTGCCGAAAGCAGAGCCATATTCCTCGCGCTCGATCTGCCCAGCCGTCTTGGGTGCGGCCGTGATCTTGGCCCCCGGCTGTTGTTCCAGTCGCAAGGCCTCGAAAGCATCGCGCGCCGCATCGCGCTGATAGGCCGAACCGCGCGAAAGCATCACGCCCAGCATGGCGAGGCGCGGCGCGGCCGGCTCAATCTCCTTGAGGATTTCCGACGCGCGCTGGCCCGCCCCTTCCACGATCTGTTCCACAAGGCCAAGCGCCTTGTCGCCCCCGGCCTGGATCACTTCGCGCAGGCGATCCTTTTCGGCCGGGCGCAGATATTGCGCGGCCCGCCCATTGGCGCGCGCCACCGCATCGGCCTGCACAATGCGTGCGCCGATCTGATCCTTGAGGTTGCGCGCTTGCCATTCCATGGGCGCAATGGTGGCCACCGTGCCGGATCGTTCGGCCTCGCCCAGCTGATCCTCATCGAGCCGCTTGCGGCGCGCCTCCAAGGCCTTTTGCGCATCCTCGATCACCGCAGCCGGCGCGGCCGCGACACCGCCAGCCAGGCGGCGCGCATTGGCCAGGCGGCCCTGAAAATTGTGCCCCCCCTCTGGATTGTCGGCCGTCCAGCCGGCCGGACGGAAAAAGCCGATGGCCGCGCGCGTGGCATCTTCGACCGAGCCGGCGCGCATCAATGCATCGCCGGTCGCCTTTTCCGTGGTGCGCAACTCACGATCCATGAATTCGAGCTGCGTCTGGAGATCGGTCCAGTCCTTGCCGCGCTCCTTCGCGTAGGCCTTCAGCGCGTCCGCTCGCGGCCCGTTCCATTGGCTGATGCCGATGCTGTCCGAACCATCGCGACCATCGCCGGGATTGCGCGCCTGCGTATTCAGCGCGCTTTCGCCCACGAGGTTGCCGGCCATGGCCACGGCCGCCGCCTGGCTCCAGCCGCGCTGGCGCAGGAAGGCCACGGCCGAGGCCTCGCGCTCATTCACCTTGCCGCCCCGCGCCACTTCCTGCTTCAGCCCCGCCACCATGCGCTCGGCCCGTTCGATCGGCATGGTTTCGATGAGCTGGCGCAGCTGGAGCTTCTGCCGCGCTTCTTCCACCAGCTGCACGCCTCGCGGCCCCAGCTTTTCGGCCTGCACGGAAAGCGCCGTCAATTCGGTCACAGACGGCTGGAGACCCCTGGATTGCCGATCGAGAAAATCCGTGATCTGGCGCGACAACTCGCCTTCGGCGCGGTCGGTTTCCACCTTCTTGGCCTTGGCCAGTTTCTGCAATCCCGCATCGAGCTGTTGCCAGGCGGCTCCATCAATGCCTTTCAGTTCACCCTTGGCAAACTTGCCTTGCAGTTCGCCACGGAACCGCATGACGTCTTCATCGGTCTGGAGTTTCGCGGCACGGGCCGACAGCACCTGCACGCGCGCCTCGGATTGCGTCGAGGCCTTCAATTCTTCCGCTTTCACGGCCGAGATATCGCCGGCATCGCGCAGCGCATCAATCCGCAGGAGCTGGCTGGCCACCATTTCATTGACGTTCGCATCGATATCGGGGGCGTTGGGATCAAGCGTCAGCATGCGCGTGCGCGCCGTCTCGGAGGTGCGCATGTCGCTCACGAAAGAGGCAAGCCGCTGATCTTTCTGCTTCTGCTCGAACCCCTGGAGCGCCGTGGCCCGATAGCTGGTGTTCAACCGCTCGGCGCGCGCATCGAAAGCGGCCTGGAACTCAGGAAACACGTCGCGCTCGCGCGTCTCCTGCCTTAGCTTTCCATAGGCCTGTTGCCAGCCCGCCGGATCGTTCTTGTGCTGTTCGAACAGCGTTTGCGCCTTGCCCTCGAATTCGGCCGAAAGCTTGGAAAAATAGGCATCACCCCCGGCCTTGTCATAGTTCTGGTCGCGGATCGTGGTGCCGCCGCGCGGGCGGAACACATCGGCCGCCGCGTCGAGTTTACCTTGGCGCTGCGCCTCTACGGCCATCGCGTCATCGGCCAGCCGGCCAATGCGACCGGAAAGCACATCGGCCGCGCGTGATACACCCTCCAGCTCCTGCCCATTGTCGCGCGCGACTTGCGGCAGCTGCGTATTGACGCGCACGGCTTCACCAAGATTGCGATCCTGGAACTGCACGGGCCGAGGATTACGATTGGCCATTGATCACGCCCCCTGGAACGAACCACGCCGGTTCATGGACAAGCCCGTCTCCACCCCCGACATGACAGCCTTGAGCGTGGCTGAACGGCGGGCGCTCCTGGAGGCCCGCCGATACTCGGTCGCCTGCTCCTGCCGGCGCGCGACCATCATTTCGGTGTTCGATTGCTCGATACCAAGCGCACGAGAACTATCCGCAATGTCCTGTTCCTTGGCGATTTGCGGCGTGCCGAACGACAGATCGATACCCGAAGCGGCATAGGCCGCATCGCGCTCGGCCATCTGATCTGCGGCTGCGCGACGCAGCGAGCTTTGCCGCTGTTCACCGGCCAGCCGCTCCTGGCTCACCTGCAACTCGGCATCGCGCGCCGAGGCTTCCAGCGATGCGGATTTTTCCTCCCCGGCGGCCAGCCCGGAAACGACCGAGAGAGCGGATGCGCCCCCCTGAAGCAAGCTGAGCCACGATGACGACCCGAACAGGCCACCCGTGGCGGCCGTTGCACCCGTGACGCCCAGCGCGCTGGTGACAGTGGTCGCGCCAGCCCAAAGCGCGCTGGCCGCAGAAGCAACAATTTCCATGCCGTCACCCCTTCATTTCATAGACCAGATCGCGAACCTTGAGGCGGCCCGGCCGCACTTGCGTGATTTCGACTTGCGGCCCACGCTGAAAACCGACAAGCGCAACCTGGTCTACTGGCCCGCTGAATGGCGGCAACGGCACATCGGCAGCCATGCCAGAGCGAAACAGGGTTACATTTTTGGCAGGCTGGCCATTGGCTCCGATGGCGATGGAGGTCGTATCCAGAACATGCAGCCTGACAGCGGTAATCCGCCCGTCTCGCAGCATAACCGTATTGGGGGCTATCTCCCGCGCGGCAGGAAGCGTCACAGCCTTGCACGGCGTCCAGCGCCCGACCGTGATTGAAGTTGCCGGAACATCGATCGTGATCTGACCGCCCGTCACGGTAAACGGTCCCGTCACGTAGCCATCGGCCACGGCCCACACTTCGCGCCCTTCATGCACTTCCAGCCCCGAGACAATGGCGGACAACGCTTGCGAGATCGTCACGCAGCAATCGAGAAAAACACCCTCATCCATGCGCTCGCGCACCAGCCGTTGCTGGCCGCCGATCGTGCGCTGCACCAAAAGCTTGCACTGATCGCTATGATTGATCGAGACGCGCCTCACCTGGCCATCGGTTGCCCAGCGCACGAAGCCGGTGATTTCCTGTTCCTGGATGACCGACCCGACAATCAACACGCCATCCGAGCGCAGAAGGAAATAGCGACCGGCATCCGTCGCGAGGCTTGGCCGCTGATAGGCGGCGTCGATAATGCCCCGCACGATATGCGAGGCCAGCAGCGAAATCGGACGGCCATCATAGGATTGGCTTTGTTCACTGTAGGCTCCGGCATAAACCATCGAATTGTTGGCATTAACCCAGACAACAGAGTTATCGGCCACGATCACCGGAACGTTCTGAGCGCAACCGGACCTCCCCCATTGCACGATGTTCGGGATGGACGTGCGGGAAAGAGTGCGGTCCACGATGAAGTATTCGGCATCCTGCGTGAATATCAGCAGATGCCGGCCCGCCACGATCCTTTCGATGATTTCCGTATCGACGGTTTGCGGCCGGATAAGCACGGCACCATCCGCCGTCACGATCTTGGTGTTGAGATCGAAAAACGAGGACAGCACAGAGGCGAGGATAGCCGAACCGCTGGATTTGAACCCGCCATGCACGAGCCGCTGCGCCCAGAACTTGCCGTCCCGCGCATAGCCTCGCGCGGGCGAAAAAATCTCTTCCCCCCCTGGGTCTCCTTTGGCCACCCTGGTGCAAACGGCGGTAGAGACGACCTGGGAGCTGATACGCGCTGAAACCTCGAAGGTCTCTCCAATATTGTCGTCGCCCGCAAACTGAATGCGGAACGGGAAGGCTCCATTGACAGTGAAAGCTTCAGGGAAGACAGTTATCCCGGTCTCTACGATCGCCAGCGCCTCGATTGCGTCTTTGATGGCTGCGGCCACCGCAAGGTGCTGATTGGCCCCGGTGTTATAGACCTGAAGGAGCGAGATGTTCGTGGTGGTTTCGCCGTTGATGGTGAATTCGACCGTTGATGCATCGATCTGCGCGCTTGTTGTGGCAGGGATCAGCAGGGTGACGCGCCAGTCGTCGGCAATTTTCGTGTAGGTTCCGCCAAGATCCACCAGCGGCACATTCTTCCAGAGCTGCGGCCCAATCAGCCAATCCGCATCGGATTGGCGCAGGATTTTCTGCGTTGCCACATCCGGGTGGAACAGGAGCATGGTCGCCCTTTCCTGCTCCGTGCGGATCGTCTCCAGCTGCTCGGCCACGAAAGGCACCGCGAGCGCGCATTGGAACACGTTATTCTTGAAAATGTCGCAGTTGCCGGCGCTCATCTGAAGGTCAAAACCTTCAACCCGCGATATCTGGAACGACAACACGCGCCCCTTGTCGGAGACGGCCGTTTCGGCCTTCAGTGAAGCGGTTGCGCCGCCTGATACGGTGGCGGCCGCGCCGGCATCCGTGCGGACCAGCCGGAATTCTCTCAGCTCAAATTTCAAGCCAGGCGCGCGGGCGGCGCGGTAGGCACGCGGCCTCGCATCGACCTGGAAAGCCGGGAGGGATTGCCATGCATCGGCGTTGCTGGCGCGCCATTCGAAACGAGCATTGATGGTCGCGGCGGCGGCAAGCGTCGAAAAATCCACGAATTCGCACGTGACAGCAGCGCTGAGGACCGCCGAACAGAGCACCTCATCTTGCACAATCGTCGAGCTGGCATAGACCAATTGCGGGGCGCTTGTTTCTGCAACAAGACCGCGCACGTAAGCCTCGAACACCGTGCCGGGCATGAGGTCGAACCCCCCTTGCGGCACCGGCTCCACGCGCATCATGTAGGACGCGCCCGAAAAATAGGATTTCAGTTCGATGCGCCCGGCCGCTTCGGGCGAAATTTCGCCCGAATTGAAACTGGTTTTCAGCGTGCCAGGATTGAAGGCCATTACGGGCGCACCAGGTTGAATTGATCCTGGATGAACATCGGCTGGCGATTGGCCCCGGCCGCCCCATCGAGCTTCGCTGCCTGACCCAGAAGGCCACCAAGGCCGTCATCGCGGGCGGTTCCGATCGCCACGCGCTCCAGCTCTTGTGCAAGGGGGATTTGCTGCGCGGCGGCGAGTGCAAACCGCGATGCAAGCAGCGTCACGACCGCATCCAGAAAAACAGCTGGCCATAGATCGGGATCAAGCATCACCATGAACCGCGCATACACGTCCGGTTCATCACAAAAGAGAAAACGGCCCTCCTGGCCGAAATCACGGACAAGGCTGTCAAGGTCTCGGGGATTGGTCATCACCCGCAACTGTTGCGATAGTCGCCCGCCCGGCAGATTGAAGGCATAGCGATAGCCGCCACGATAATCCTGCGTATCATCCCGATCGAGCCGATGCGTCTTCATGGCCCAATTCCATTCCTGACGTGACAGGCAGGACTTGATGGTGCGTTCTGTCACAGAAACAGCAAGCTCGGCCTGTTCAGTCTCGGCGGCAAAATCCACATTGGGCAACCCGGCCATCCTGAAAGCCTGGTTTGCGATCGTGTTGAAATCCAGCGGCATCGCAAGCGCTCCGGTAAGCGGGGAAGGGCGGCGGCCGAGGCCGCCGCCCGATCATCAAGCCAGAATAGCCGCGACCACGGTGACGTTGCCTGTGGCAGGAACCGCCGTCACGTTGTAGAGCCCGCCCTTGTTGGAGGCGCAGCTGACTTCGATCTGGTCGCCTACGCGGAGCTGGTTGCGCGCCGCGTTGAAATAGCCGGCAGTAGCCACCACGGAGAAGGCATCAGCCGTGGCGTAGAAATATTTGGTAATCATCGTGGTGCTGGCTGTGCCATCCGTGTTGCCGCGCGGGGTCTGATACAGACGCACCAGGGAGCGAGGGGAATATGCCATGGTTGCATTCCTTGTTCGGGAGGGAAGAGGCGGCGCGCCGGCCGGCGCGCCGCGCGATCATCAGACGGTGGTCGGCATCAGGCCGCGCACGCGCTTCACGCCGCCCGGCAGGATGACGCGCGCGCAGCCGGAAATGCTCTGGCCAATATGCCAGGCCTTCTCGCGCGGGAGCCAATCGAGGCGCGCGCCCGTCAGTTCCTGCGTCACGCGGCCGACGCACCGCTTGTTCCACACGAAGAGATCGATGTTGTTCGCAACCGGCGCGCGGCTGGTGAAGAACGAATTTTCCATGGGGAAATACGTCGTTCCCAGCCAGGTTCTCGCGCCGATCTTCTTCATGAACGGGCTGTCTCCCACGTAGTCGGACGAGGCAAACGACTGAATGTTCAGGAACCGCATCATGACGATGGGCGGCACCGCGCAGAAGTTCTCCGCCATGGAAAGCTGCGCGCCCGCGATGTTCGCCACCGCCGTTTGCGTCATCGCCAGCGTGATGGTGTCGCCACCGCCCGCAGCGCCGATGACTTCGACGCTCGCTTCCTGGGTGATCGCATCGAGCACGAAGTTGTCATACTGGCGGCCGATCGCTCGCTTGCCACTTTCCGTGAGAGCCGCCTGAAGGTTGGCGGAAATCTTGTTCGTGTCGCGGGTCTTGAATTCCGCATCCGCGTCGAAATCCAGGATCGTGGCGCTCACGCGATCGGTCTGAACGCCCATGAGGCCGACCTGGGAAATGCCCAGCGGATGTTCAGTGGCGTCGGCGGCCGTAATGGTGTTCCAGAACACTTGGTTGCCCACGACCTCATCGGTATCCGTGGTCATGCCCTTGGTGAGAAAACCTTCGGACTGAAGCGCGAGATTGACGTCCGAGGTATAGAACTGGTTGAACCAGGCCTGAATGTTGGGTGCCGACATGGCTTGTTTCTCCGGGTGAAAGAGTGTTTTCGCCCCGAACCGAGGGCCACGTTTCTACCCGGTGTCAGGCAGGTATCGGCGCGGGTCCATTCCGGTGCTCGCCGGATATTGATGGCCCGCGCCGCCTGTTAAGTGGGGAAGGCCTATGCCTTGGTCGCGGCCTTCACGGCATACATGGCGGCCGTCTCGACATTCGTGATGGCGATGGCCTTGAGGCGCGCGCGCTCGGCATTCACCGCCTGATGCTCGGCATTGGCCAAGCCGATATCCGTTGGGACCGACTCGATCAGATCGATAAGAGCGGCGGCCTGGCGCTTGATGGCATCGACCAGCTCGCTTTTGCTCGGGTTGAAAGTGACGCCCACGCGATATTCGCCCAGCGTCAGCGGCTCGCGCTCGGCCCGTTCGGCCGGCTCGGGAAGAACCGGATCGACCACGGGCAGATCATGAGCCGGGTCTTGCTTGGGCGTGGAATTGTCGGCTTTCTTCGTCATGGTGGGATACTCCCTGGGGTGATGCGGCAATCAGGCCGCGCTGTCAGCTCACGCCCTTGAGCGCGAGAATGCGGTTCTGCACATCGAGGCGATATTTCGGATCGTCGCGATACTTGTCGGATGCTCGCGCCTTCTCCAGATCGGCAAGCTCCTGCGCCTGTCCGCCCAGCGCACCGTTCAGCGCGAGGCCGTCGCCGCGCACCATGTTCATGATGAATTCGATGGCCATGATGCCGCCGGCCGTATCCGTGAGGCTCGCCAACTGATCGACGGACTTCGCGGGCATGCCATGCCGCTCCAGCGTGCGGGTGAATTCGACGGCCGTGTTGATGCGCGCTTCGATAGCCGCCTTCTTGTCGGCATCGCTGAGCCCCAGCGCATCAACCGGCAAAAGCTGCGCCCTTTCCGCCTCGGTATTGATCGCCGGCTGAAGATCGAAGGTCTGCACGACATTCTCCAGAATGCCGTTCAGCAGGCGCGCCCCCTGCAACTTGCCGACACCCTCATTCTTGAAGACATCGAGCACGGCCGAGACCAGTTTCTGATCCTGTTCGCCGCCCGTGAAGAAATCGGCGGCCAGTTTCTCGGTCGGCTTGTAGGCGTATTCGGCGGCATCGGCCGGCGCGAGCCCATGCTTGGCAATATGCTCGCGGAACCCCTTCTGGCTGTCCAGCAGCCGATCGAGCGTTTCGCTCACATCCTTGCCCCGATATGCCTCGGGCACGCGCTCCAGCAGCTTCACGAGATCGGGCGAAAGGCCATTGGCCTTTCCGGCATCCGGCTTGCCCGGATCGGCCTTGCTTTTGTCGGCATCGGCGGCGGCGCTGCCAGCGGGAAGGGAGCCACCCGCCTTGTCGCCGCCGCCTTTGGGCTCCGGTTGCCCGGTGCCAGCCGCCGCGCTTGCCTTCGCGCCGGCCCCTTCCGCGCCGGCCCCAGCCGGTTGACCACCCGACGCGGGATCGGAATTGAGATTGTCCGTCATGTGTTGCTCCCTCAGAAAATGATGCTGTCCGTGCGAGACAGCGGCGGTTGCTCATTCGCCGCGCGGATGAGGTTCATGAGCGCCAGAACCATGCTGTTCTGGCCCTCGCGATACAGGGCGAGATCGGTCGCGGCCTCGCGGTTGAGGCTGTTTGTGGTCAGAAGGCGCACTTGCTGGCCAAGGGTCTTTTGCTGAAGCCATGCCAGAAGGCGCTGGCCTTCCTCGGTGACAAAGAGCCGTTGCACATCATCCAGGATCGGATCACGTTTCCGAGCCTCGGACTGAATGTCCTCGACAGCCGCTTCCAGCGGCGAACGCCATTCCGGCAATCCCTCGGACGGCGTGACCGGGCGCGTTGTGTCAGCAACGGGGATCGCAATGCGTTCTCGGTCGCGACGGCGTTTCATGTGGCGGTTCCGGGCGCGGGCGGTTGCGGCGGGGGCGCGGCGGCGGCGGCCTGCGCCTGCACGGCGGCTGCGGCAGCGGCCAGCTTCTGCTGGCGGTAGGCCACGCGCTCATCCACGTTCTTGGTGAACTCCGTGAGAACGCCCGTTTCGTAGGCGACAGCCTCATAGAGCGCGTCACGATCAATGTATTCGTCAGGATCGCCGCCCGTCTGCTGGAGCATCCCGAGATAATTAAAAGCCGGCTCGAATTGCTGCACGCGCATGGCCGCAGCCAGCGGCGACAGCACATCGAGTTGCATCAGCATCTGGTCAAATTCAATCTTGCGCGGGATCAGGCCAAGGTTGAACGCAATTTCCACCCCGCGCCAGAACAGTTTCGGCACGAATTCCTCAACCATCCGGCCGTAAGCGCCACGGTAGGAACGCAGCTGCTCCTTTTCGCGCACCATATATTCGGTCGCGGAGCCCGGCGTTGTGCCACCGGCCGGCAATTGCTGGCGCTGGAGGCCGGTCGCAATCTGCTGGCGCAGCTCGGTCGTGAGCTGGCCACCGAGATCGGTGCGGCCGGTTGCGGGATCAAGCCGGGCGATATCCGGCCCGAACATGCCGCCCGTATTGTCCACCTTCCACATCGCGCCAGGTGCCAGCGCGGCGGTATCGGGATTGAATGAACCGTTCTTGCGATACATCCAGATGCCCAGCATCTGAATGGCAAAGCTCTTGAGCTGCAATTCCTGCGCGCTGTTGAGAACCTTGATCGTCGGCAGAAGCGTGAGGATCGGCCCGCGACCATAGGCCTCGCCCGGCACGCGCTGGAATGGCATGAGAATGACGGGACAGGTTTTGAAGACCTTTTGCCACACCGCACCTTCTTGGCCACCGGGACCGGTGAGATAAACGAACATATCCCAGGCGAGGCCAGAGGCGCGGCGCACGAAGCATTGTTCGATTTCAACGCGATCCTGCGGCTTGTCACGCAAGGCATCAAGCCATTCGGTGGAAAATCGGGCGCGCGGGAAAGCTTCATGAATGGCTTTCCGGCTCAACATCTGTTTCCAGCAAATGAGCGTTTCGCGGCCGAACATATCGACCTCGGTCGCGATTTGCTCGATCGGGATGGAGGCGAACAAGGCCGGCATGCGCGGCGTGCCTTCCAACATGAGGATGGCCCCGGTTGAAACGTGGCTGTCGATGCAGACTTCCAGCAAGGCCGACGAGAAGTTGCCGCCCAGGAACATGGCGTTCACAACATCGTTGCCGTCCTGGAGCATCGTGGCGACGGCATCGGCTTTGCGCTGGCCATCTGTGGCGGCCATGATGCGGTTGCGCACAAGCCGGCTCATGCGCAAGCGGGCCAGGGGCTGGCCGGGTGGCGCGATATCGTCGCGAAGCTGCGCGGCCGAGGCAAATACCAGATTGGCGGCTGTGGCATCGTGCAGCTTCACCGCCCGTTGCGCGCCATCCGCCACCCGCCCGACCGGCTGACGGTTCGGGATGGCGTAATCATACGCCTCCTGAATGATCCGGTTCCAGTGGTCCTTGTTGGCCCAGGCCAGCGCGCGGCGCGCCTTGAGTGCGTCCGTGCTCATCCGAGCGTTGCCTTGCCCTTGTCAGCATCGAGAAGACGGGAACCCTGCCGACGCTTCGAAGCCCGGCCCTGCGCCTCCGCAGAGGCGCGGGACTGCTCATTCACGGTCTGCTGCTGCGCGACTTGCGACACCTGCTGTTGTAGTTGCGCCTGTTGCGACGCCTGCTTCTGGCTTTTGCTTGCGCCCCCGCCGAACAGGGAGCCGAGCGATCCGAGACTTTTCTTGACGATTTTCGCCATCGCGCGACCTCCAGACGAAGGTTTCGAGAGCCGGAAAATCGGGATCGACCGGGCGCATGCCGATGAGACGGTGCAGCTTGCGGCCCGGTATCCACCCTTGTTCGGTTCTGGAAACCACAGCGACGGGCGCAGATTGCGCGAGGCGGCGCATTGTTAAGTGGGCAAGCCGCACCAGAAATCGCACGGTCGCTGTTGGCAGATCAGGCCGGGAGAAGGTCCACAACTCGAAAGCGGTTTCACCTTCCGGTGTTTGCCCCAGAGGCCAGAAGCCGATCACGGCCGCCAATCCCTCAGCATCATCCACAGCCGCCATTTCCGAGCGGAAGCACTGGAGCGCCAGCGTGCGGCTTTCGCGCCGCCGCATCCGGGGAGCGGCCAGCGCATGAACATCATGGATCGAACCCGCGCGCACCTGCATCAGATCACGCTGAAATCGCTTTTGATGATGGTATTGGAGCCGCGTTGCTCGCGCTCGCGACGGCGGGAAATCCCGATATTGGCCGCTTCCTCGATAATCACCGCGCGGCCGCGCATGCCAAGCACGGCATATTGAAGCGCATCCTGCACATCGGCGAATTTGTTCTTGAAGGGTTTGATGACTTCCGTGGAGCCGCTGGAAACTTTCTTGTTGACGTAATGCGAAACGAAGCCTTTGCGCAGCATCTTGCAGCCTGGTGCGAGAAGAAGCATCGGCGTATGGGCATCGATCATGCGGGTGAGAAGCCCACGCACGCCGTCGAGCCGGATACCAATTTCATTGGAGGGTGCCGGCATGATGGTGACACTCAGCGCCAGCGACAGAGTTTCCATCCAGGCCAGTTCGCCCATGGAACGATCGGCCCCATACCAGCCGGCCGGATCACCCCATGCGCCGCCGATGATGGCCTTGGGGGAAACGGTGGCAAGCGCGACTTTGCACATTTCGGCAAAGGTCGAGATATGCGTCACGCCATCCTTCTGCGGGACAACCTCAGCAAGTGACCGAATTTGGCCGGCCTCCGTTGACTGGAGGATGACCATGGCCGGGTGGCCCGCCTGGTCAAAACCGAGATACACCGGCATTTGCGGATCGTAGGCCAGCGGTTCGGTCGAATAGTGGATCTGATCGTTGAATTCGGGGAAGACGATTTCCCCCTCGCGTGACGGGCCAAACTCGCCATGCACGAAGCGGCGCACCTCATGCGGCGGCCGCACCTTTGCATCGGTTTCATACTTGGCCCGCGTGACAGGCGGGAAAAACTCGGCATTCGGCGCGAGGCCGGAAGGCTGGCGGAAGAGGTTGAAGAACGGGTTTTTCTTGTCGATGCATTCCTCATGCACCCAATGATCGACGTCAGGGGGGTTGAGCGAGCCCCACACGCGGCGCGGCAAGACCTGTTCGCCAGCCTCCATGCGCCGCACCAGCTCCGGCGTGAGATATTGCCCGCCTGGATAACGACCCGTGCGCCCAAACAGGAAGGTTGGAGCCTTGCGTTCGAACAGGTCGATTTCGTCAAAGCATCCCCAGCTCGGCTGATAGCCGCGCATCATCGCCTCAATCGACACATCCCCCAGGCCAAAGAAATCCACGACCATTTCCAGCGCGATATTCTTGACCAGCGCGCGGAACGTGTAGCGGCCCGGCCGATCCTGCCCGCCCTCGAACTTGGCACCGGGAAAATCGCGCGGGAACACCGAAAACCAGCTGGGAAGCGTGTTCTTGTAAAGGTCGCGATAACTGTTTCGCAGGATGCAGCCATGGGCACGGATCACGCCATCATTGCAGATAGGCATGCGCAAGGTTTGGATCAGCGCGGTTTGCATGCTGGCCGTGGTCTTGCCCGAGCCTTCCGGCCCCATCAGCAGATCGCACGGCCCCTCCGAGAGCATGAAGGCCTGCGCGATCGGCTTCGGCGTGCGGAAATTCAGCCGGTTTGGGTCGTATTCGGTTGCCTTGTCCCAGTTCTCGAATTGTGGCGCGCCAAGCGGATCGTTTTCCATCACCAGCCCCTCCAGAACCCAAACCCGAGCCCGATTGCGGCGATGCCCCACCCCGGCCCCAGCAGGAGCCAAGCCGAAAAGTTCGGTTTTTTTTGAAAATCGACTTCAGGGTGAGCCGGAAGGCCCCGAGGGGGGAGGGGCGCGCGCGCGTTTTGCCCCCCTCGCGCGCGCGTGGCCGGCGCGAAAACAGGGGGGGCGGGGGGTTGGCGCGAGGCGAGGCCAGGCGCGGCCGGAAACAGGGGGGACGGCGCGAAAATGCCATGCATCCTGCTGTTATAGCCGATAGCACATCGCTCATATGTGCCTGAAATCGTGCGGTTATTCATCGTTCTGGCTCCGATCGTCGGAACTTTCGACGGGATTTCCCGCCTCCGATGCCGCAAAGCGCGCTTGCTCCTGGTCGATCGCGATCAGGTCCAGGAAGCTCGAAGGCTCAAGGCCACCCTTAGCCACCTTCAACGCGGATGGATCGAGACCGCCCAGGTTCACGTTGATTTCCGGCCGCACCGCCTCGCCCTTGTCATCCTCTGCCGCGCGCTTGGCATGCTGATATGGCAACACCGCCTCTAGGCACGCCCTTTTGAAGAAGAGCACATCCATCAGCGTCATATCGTCCTTGATATGCAATTCGCGGCCGATTTCTTTCATTTCCCGCGCTAGATCGCGCGGATCAGCCATGCCCAACCGTGCCAGCTCATAGAGCGCATCCCCTAATCTGCGCTGGATGAAACCGGCCATTTCGGCCGTGCGGCGGTTCGGCCGGCCCGCGCGCCCGCCCAACGGCCGCGCCTTCAGCAGCGGCCCGGCCTCGCCCTCGAACAAATCCGGCGCGGCCGTGTGTGTGACAGTCGCCAC